AATTAACAGAAGATGAAATAAAAAGTGTCCATAAATAACCACACAAAAAACATCATTATTTGAAAGGAAAAGTTATGAGTAAATACCAGAGTAATTATATAGCCAAAGTACCAAACGACAGTGCAGGAAATCTCATTATTTCAGAATTAAAAAAGTATTTAAATAAAAAGTCTTATTGTCTTAAGATTCGAGGATCAAAACCAAAAGTAAAAGGATCGCATAATAACAGCCCATCAATACCCATTAAGGATTCTCAGGAACTGCGAATTTATGTAATGACTAAGGATGCTGATGTTGTCGGAATTGATCAGGTAAAATGTAATAAAGATTTAAGTAATAGAAATTATGAACTTGATAAAGAGATCAGAGAGTTAAAAAATACCATTACTCAGTTAGAAGAATCACAAATTACAAGTGATCATCATAAGGATATACAGTTTAATGATGCCGTATCATGTGGGCGATCTCTTAAAAATCAGGTTAATGATTTAATTGAAATGAATAGTATTCAGTTACAAACCATCGAAGAAATTGGAAGAGAAAATAACAGACTGAAGGCTGAATTAAAAGAGTTTAAATCAAATGCAATTCTGGACGATGTACGCAGAGGCTTACAGTCAATGTTTAAAGACATAAACTGTAAACCAGATAGTTTTTTCATAATTGCTGATTTTTGTGTGGAATATATTGTTGATAATAAATTAAAAGTATCTGAATTGAATAGAGCATTAACCGCTTATTTAGAAAAAAGATAAGTATAGTTTAAATCACCATTATACATCTGATGCTCTGAACATCAGGTGTATAAGTGGTAGTTTAATAAATCTCATTATTTAAAAAGTACCATTAACTTAAAACCAGAGGAGAAAATTATGAAGATTAAAAGAATTGATTCAAGAGAGTGCGACATTATCAGAAATAAAGTAGAATCTAAATTGGCAGAGGTTGAGCAGGAATTAGGTATAAATCTCAAGATGAATACCATCAGATATAATGAAGATGGAGAATCAGCAGGTTTTAAGGTTGAGGTATCGGTTGCCGATGCTACTCCACAAACTGTTAAAGATTATAATCGTTATGCGAGTATCTGCGAATTACCATTACTCGGTACAAAGGTTAAGCTTAACGGCAGAATTTTCAAAACAGCAGGTTATAAATCAAGATCAAGAAAAAAACCAGTTATCATAACTGAGGTTTCAACTGGAAAACAATTTACAACAAGTGAAGATTCGGTCAAACGTAATATTATTAATTAAGGTATCAATTCAGTACTGCTCTCAGGAGTAGTACTGCATGGTAGTTTAATAAATATCATTATTTGAAAGGAAAAATTTATGAGACAATTAGAAGAGGCGATAAGAGGATTATTATCAGATAAGATTGAGAGTGAAATCTACACCGATGAGGATGGAATATGGCTAGACGAAACAGAGATTATAGTTAAACTTGAAGAGTCAGAATCTCATTACCCAGAAAAAATTCAGGGAACGACAGATAAAACATTTTGCTTTCCGGATGAGGACTGTCGGCACTGCAATAAAAAAAAGTATAATTGTGATCCTACAGGCTCTGTCGAATGGATCGCAGAGCTAAGAGAATATGAAGAATTGAACCTTACTTATTATGTGGCACAAATCTAAAAACATCATTATCCAGAGGAGAGAATTATGATTGACTTAAGAAAAATAGTAAAAGGTAAAAGTACCGCACATGGAGCAATAGAAGTAGAAGTATCGGATAAATTTTTAGGTGGATTTGTTTATGTTTACATGGATTATGTTGAGCAGTATCCACATAAACAGACATTCTACAAAGAGAGAGCAATCCAGAAGTTAAGTGCATTAAATCTCATTAACTCAGAATTAATAGCAAAAAGTTAAATATCTCATTATCTTTTGACCGTATTTGACAAAACATTAACATATAATCAGAGGTATGTTATGGAATCAAGAATTAGAATATATACAGCTTTATCGTACGGAATTGTGCTTATAGGATGTCTCATTGTCTCTATGGCAGTTTAAAAAATCTCATTATTTGAAAGGAAAGTTATGAGTAAATTAGTAAGGTTTGTGAATAAGAATGATCGTACATTAAAACATCCGTTATATCCTGAAAAGGAAAGTCTAAGGTGTGTCCATTGTGGGCATGTCTTCTTAGATGATGAGTATGTCGGACATGGTTTTCTGGGATCACATTGCCAAACATGTGAAGAGGAGTATAATATTAGCAATAAATGGGGTTCTTAAAAATCTCATTACCCTGGTCAAGTCCCGGCAAAATAATTTCATTTTGTTCTTGCATAAACGAACAGGATTGATATGATAAACGAATAAAAACCATCATTATCTACAAAATCTCATTACCCAGAGGAGTGAGCATGTCAAAAAACGATACAATTAAAATCAATAAAGATGTAAAGAAAATAAGAAAGATGCGTGAGGATCTGCAAGAAGAATTACGCGAGATCGAGTCTGCCGCTGAACTTAAAAAGCTTGAGATCAGAAACATGAATTTCATGGAAAAGGAATTGATTAAATAACACAAAATCTCATTATCTACAAAACACCATTAATTAAGGAGAGGATTATGGCAGAAGAGAATATAATAATATCTGATGGAAGAGAGTGCTTTCAAACCATAATCACAAAAACAATAATGATTAAATCAAGGTGTGATGATTGTGGTAAAGAAATGGATATACATAAAATCGATGGCAGTTATTACGATGTGTGTGATGATTGCGAAATCAACATTAAGAGAGGATGGTAAAAATGACAGAAGAGAACAAAGTTAAACCATTTAGAGAGATACTTGAGGAACTGAGAGAGCCACTTGCAATGGAAGATATTGAACTGCGAGTAGGTGCAAACTCTCAAAACAGTTTCCTGCTGTTGGTATATAAGACAGCCAGAACAGACATGAAACGGCTAAACGATGTCTGCCCATTATGGGAGAACGAGCATCCTGTTGATTCAAAAGGGAACGTGACCTGTACCATCCGTATCTGGGATTATGAAACAGAACAATGGATATCGAGGCAGGACACCGGAAAAGAATCTAAAGAAGACAAAGAAAAGGGTGCTTATTCAGACTCTTTTAAACGTGCAGGATTCAGGTGGGGAATTGGAATAGAGACATACCATGCCCCGGTTATCAGAATTCCTTGGGATATGGACGAACAAACTTTCGGCAATAAGAAAAAATATACCCCTAAAAAATTCTGGCCATCAAATCTTGAACTCACAAAATGGGAAGTTGTTAACGGCATCCCAGAACTTGAGATTAAGTATGCCGGAAAGGTCATTTTCCCTGTGAGTATGCAAAAAGGTAAAAAATCTCATTCTTCAGAAACCGATCCGGACAGGAAAGTTAATACAGAAGAGATTAAATACCTGCGTGATGCATTAACGGTAAAAGGTCTTGATGATAATTATATTATAGAACAGTTTGATATTGAGAAGCTTGAAGATCTTCTGGAGAAGTATGGTAAAGATGCTCTTCAAAAAATAAACGATTTTGAATTTGACGATGTCCCATTTTAAAGAAAGGAAAAGTTATGGGTTATTCAACAGAGTTTAAGGGTATATTAAAGTTTACAAATGAATTAACTGCATCGCAACTTGCAGAGGTAAAAAAGTTTTTAGGTGAAGATTGTAGAAATCATCCTGAATGGGCAAAGGCAAGAAATCTTTATTATGTTGACCTTGAACTTACAAATGATTTTTCAGGATTATGTTGGAGCGGAGCAGAAAAGACAAGTGACATGGTTGAAATAGTTAACATGATAATTCATAACATGAAATATCTTTATCCGGAATTTGGCTTATGTGGCAGTCTTAAAGCTCAAGGAGAAGATTTTGAGGACACATGGGAGCTTGTTTTTGAAAATAATATTGCTGTTGCTAAAAAATTAATTAGAACTGGGAATATTATAAAATGCCCATATTGTGAACAAAAATTTGAATATGAAGGAGAGAACAATGAGTAAAGAAGGATTAGTACTAGCATTCGATTTTGAAACTATCGCAAACCCATTTCTGGTAGAGTTACTGCCGGAAGTGAAACAAAAAGCCAACCTTAAAGATCCTGAGAAGATAAAGGCAGATATCGAGGAGAAGAAAATCAAACAACTTGATATGATGGGCTGTAATCCTCACCTCAATATCATCTGCTGTGCATCCTTCAGAGATGTATACTCAGGTGATATCTGCTCCTTCATGCTTGAGTCAGGCACTTTGGATGAAAAGCCATTACTTGAGGAAATATGGGATTTCATGGCAGGGTATCAGATCTATACTTCATTCAACGGTATGCAGTTTGATGTCGAATGTCTGAAATTCCACAGCATGACACATGAGATTGCCAGAGAGAAGATTTTTTTTATCGGTCAGAATAAATATCTAGTTGATAATCATGTTGATATCAGGATGGTACTCGGTCAGAAGAATGACTATGCTAAAGGAACTCAGGATATGTTTTCCAGGGTAATCCTTGGTGAAGAGGCAGTCGGGTCCGGATCAGAAGTTCAGGAATGGTGGGATAACGGTGATCATGACAAGATACAGGAACATTGTGAACATGATGTTGATCATCTTGCCAGAATTTATAGAAAGATTGAGGGATATTATGGATTTTAAAATTAAAAGCATGGGAGCTTTATGCTCCCTTGAAATAGATTGCCATATAAACGGTATAGATGTAGATCAGGATGATTTTGTTAATCAATATGATAATGCTGAAGATGATGCTGAAGAGTATGGATGTGGCGATATGACCTGTGATATTGAAGATCCAACAGATGAAGTATTAAATAAATATAAGATAACTGCTGAAGAGCATAAAGTCTTAGCAGAGAAGATTTCAGCAGAGTTGTCTTTTGGAAGTTGCGGATGGTGTACATAATGGATTCTAAACTTCAAAAGCCATCAAAGAATAAAAACTCTCATTACCTTAAAAGTCAAAGAGGTAGAAGGTGTCAGGTTGACGGATGCGGAGAGTTAGCAGAGCCACATCACGTTAACGGACTTCTTAATGAGAATGCAACAGGCAGTAAAAATGATTATCTTTCTGTCCGGTTATGTCGTGAGCATCACGATGAAGCACACGACTTCCCGAAGATGTTCTGGAAAACACATAACATTGACCCTAAGAATATTGTTATAAAAAATCTCATTACCTATATAGAAGGGATGCGAAAATGAGTAAATTAGAAATTGCAATGCAGAAAAAGACTCTCATTGATGTATCAGGTACAGCCATTGAAGTTTTTATCCCGATTGATGAGGATGAGGACAAAGCAAAAGAATTCCAGGAGAATCAGATCCTCGATTGCGATGTGAAGGGCGAAATAACACCCAGAAATCTTGCTCAGATTAGGCTGTACTGGGTTCTTTGCGGTAAAGTGTCCGACAACACAGGCTTTACTAAAAAAGAGGATGTACACGAGTATATTAAGATTAAGCTCGGACATACAGAAACCCTCTACGATCAGAGCGGTGAGCCTAAATACCGGACAAAATCAATTTCGTTCCGGAGAATGAAGCAGAAAAAGTTTGAACAGTACATGTCTGCAGCTGTTCCATTAATGGCTGATATTTTAAACGTAACAGAGGAAGAATTAACCGAATCACAATATGATATTTAAGAAAGGATAAAATTATGAGTGGGAATCCAAGTTGGTGTAAGGCAGAAATGGAATGTGAAGCGGATAGAGAGTCTTTTTGTAAAGGTGATGGAGAATGTTATTACTACAACCCCAAAATGACCTTCTTCGAAGCTTGGGAAAAGGCGAAAGAGGGGGATATTTTAAAACACACAGATTCGAGGATTAAAAAAGAAGCTGAAAATGGTATTTGCTATATTGACTCACCCCACCTTGCAGTTTGGCAAAAATTTTTATTCGAAAAAGAATGGACAATCATCCCCCAAAAAAAGACGGTCACGGTTGAGATACCGGAAGGGGCAGAGAATGTGAGTATTGATTATACAGAAGGTAAGCCGTGTTTGTTCAAAAATATCACAAAAATAACCTACGAGATAGAGGAAAAATAAATGCAGTCAACTTTTATAAGAGAGGAAAAGAACATGGGAAAAGCATCAGTTGAAATTAACAAGAAGTGTTGGGTTTGTAAGTTGGTAGTTAAACACGAAAAAGAAGGATGCGTGTATAAAGAATGCTCAAAGTGTGGCAGGAGAGTGGTATGGTTTAAAGATATTAACCGCGTAAGATTCTCCTGGTTGTCTGGCAAAACTGATCTCGTGAAAAGAACTCCTAAAAAGGGAGAAACTCATGACATGGCAAAGTAGTTGCTCTCATGGAACAGATTATGAGATATTCTTCCTTGATCGATTAGGCACTTTCTCATCAGGAGTTTATCAGTCAAAAGTCTGGCTTCTAAAAGAATATCTTAAGACAGCACCTAATCGCAGATGGGATAAGAATGTTAATCAGTATGAAATAATCGCCCACTGTAAAGAATTAATAAAACAGTTGACAGAGTAAATCCGGAAGGGTATGATGCAAAATAAGTTAACCAGAGATGACTTAAACAATAAAAATAAGGGCAGTAATTGTATTTGTGAGGGATGTAAAAACATCCTCTCTGGCTCACAGATCTTTTACTGCCCTTCTTATTTTAAGGAAAGACAATGAGTAAAAAACAAAAAGACTTCTGTTTCCTCTGGTATGTCAATGATTGGATAGGTGGTACAGATCTCTTCACACGAGAGCAGAAAGGTGCATATCACGACCTTTTAATGACTCAGGCTAATAACGGTCACCTGTCAGAAAGACAGATTGAAACTAAGCTTAATCAGGAGTCTGGTCACTACCAAAAATACTGGCTCGACAATGACGATATCAGGTCAAAGTTTAAAGTAGATGATAAAGGTCTTTTCTATAATGAAAAACTAGAAGAGCAGATCCTTAAGAGAACACGGTTCCGTGAGAGCAGGAAGAACAATCTCAAGACCGCACCTAATCATATGAAGGATCATAAGGAAAAAGAAAAAGGAAAAGAAATAGAAAAAGATCCTATTCCTTATAAAGATATAGTCGATGATCTCAATCATAGACTCGGAACAAAATACAGAGTGGTACAGAAATACAGGGATAAAATAAAAGCCAGACACAATGAAGGTTTCACCATTAAAGATTTTAAGATAGTCCATGCTAAAAAGATTAAAGAATGGACAGGGACAGAATATGCGAAGTACCTTAAACCTGACACTTTATGGAGTAATAAATTCCAAGGTTATCTCAATCAACTTGAAACCCCTGAAAAAAAGCAGGTTGAGAAAGTTGATTTTAAAAAAGAATGGAGTCTTGTTCAATCGTGCTTCAGACTTCCTGCTGATAAAAGAAATGATATGTTAAACACATTCCCTGTTAAGATTAAAGAGACTGTGCAGAAGATGCGCGGTCTTTCTGAGATAGGCAGGATGGATGCAAAAGATGGATACTTTAAGTATCTTGATATAAGGAAAACATTAAACAATTAGGGGGTAGTCAAGGTCTGGGGAGACGAAGACTTTTACACATTCGGGTGTGACCCCTATAATTTTAACAAAGGAGATAAAGATGTCAGTAAATAAAGTAATTCTTGTTGGAAAACTTGGTAAAGATCCGGAAGTAAGATATTCAAATAATGGAAATGCCATTACCAATTTCAACCTCGCTACATCAAGAGCGTATAAAAATAAAGATGGTGAGAAGGTTGATGAAACAGAATGGCATCGGTGCGTATCTTTCGGCAGAACTGCAGAAGTCTGCGGTGAGTACCTTAAAAAAGGAAGCCTGATTTATATTGAGGGCAGACTCCAGACAAGAGATTGGGAAGATAAAGATGGAAACAAGCGTTGGACAACTGAGGTTATCCTTGACAACATGAAAATGCTGGGTTCAAAGAAAGATTCTGATTCATCCGGCAGCGATAACCCATTTGACAAATAGGAGATTAAAATGATTTACAACGACATAATAAAACCATTTAAAGAAGGTACTCAGAAATGGAAAATTGTTAATCACATACTCACCTTTAAAAAAATATACAATCATGAAATCCATCAGGCTTATGGTATCTGTTGCCATTCAGCAAGGATCTCTGAGATCAGAAAACAATTGGCAAAAATAGGACACACCATTATTTGTTATGATGGAGATTCTCCCAGTGAGCATTATTATAAGATAAGAAAGTTTGGTGAGGTTAAATATGAACAAACCAACTGAGCATGAACTACAATCTCATTTTGTGCAATGGTGTGAATTAGAATCACGCACGATAATGGAACTTGCATTGATATTCGCAATACCCAACGGATCAAATAAATCAATCGCAACTGCAATGAAGTTTAAAAGGGAAGGATTAAAGAGTGGAGTTCCGGACCTCTTCCTCCCGGTTGCCAGGGGAAAACATCACGGACTTTTCATCGAGTGGAAAAGAAATGATAAATGTAAACTAAGTGAGACACAAATTGATTGGCAATCTAAATTATCAAAACAGGGATATTTAGTTTTTACAGTAAGTGACACATTAATAGCACAGACAATAATTAAAAAATACCTGAGAGGATTGTTATGAGTCTAACATACGCAAAAGTCAAAGAAGTAAGAGGGAAGTGTGAGGACTGTGGTGGAAGTGGAAGAGTGCCGACTTTACACCATTGGGACTGCCCCACCTGTTCCGGCACAGGCAACGGAAAAGTAGTCTGGAATGAGGGTGTGGAAGTTCCTGAGGGGTATGAGTTTGATGAAATTTATTACTCTGAGATACTAAAACAGACTATTGCTGTTTTTAGGCATAATTCTTTACCCCTTTGGGTAAAAGGTACTTTTAAGAAAATAGGCTCAACGGTGAAGGTTGTTTGTGATGTGTGTGGTGGGAGTTGGTATTATAAGTGTACAATATGTGTATATAAGGGATACTGCCCACAAGATGTCGGGCTGATTTGCACCCAAACTTGCCCTCAATGCCAAGGCAAACCAGAAGCAAGCGTAACCGTCACAGATATTTCATGGGATAAGGAAACGAAAACTTTTAAATTTGAAGGGAGAGAGGTGTGATGGACGCACTAGAAACATTGGTTAGAAAAAATCTAATGGAGCAAAAAGGATATTCACCTTACTGTGGAAAGCAAGAAAAGTGTTCTGGTAGGTGGCCTAGAACTGTATTCAACGGCAAGCAATTTGTTTGCCCCTCTTGTGGATGGACTTCGAAGTTTCCAGAACTTTTTATCGAGCAGTATAAAATTAAATGGAACAAGGCAAAGGAGACTAACAATGGATGATATGCAGAAGATAATAAATGAAATGAAGGACGATGCAGACAACATGTTTGAGATAGACTCAATTGACCTAGAAGCATACATATTGAGAATTGAGCAAGCCCTATCCAACAAAGACAAAACTATTGAATGTCCAGTATGTACTTCAACTTTTACAATAAAGGAGACTGACAATGGATGAGGTGAGAGAGATAATTGAAGAAATGAAAAAAGCATGTAGGCTGTTGAATAACTACACAATACAGCAAGACGGTTTTTATGAAATAATAGCAGATAGTATTTGTAAATTAGAAGCCCTATCCAACAAGGACAGTAAAAAGGAAAAACAGTATACGGGACAATGGTATGGGAAACAATCGCATGAAAGATAATAACCAAAGCAAAGGAATCAGAATGAAAACATTACTCCTACTACTGTTGATGTGTACTCCTGTTGTGGCACAATCCAATATGTACGTTAAGGTGTTCAATAGGACAAGCCAAACGATGGAAAAAGTTTATGGAAAAGAGTTTACGGTTTTTGAATGTCATTGCGGAAAAGGTAACACAATAAAAAGATCAGACTTTGTAATTGAAGATAATTCAACTGTAGCAATCGTGCTAAACAATAAAGATAAAATTTTCTGTGTAGTACCAAAGGAGGAGAAATGAAATATTATAAGTATGCCTTTTTATTTTTTTTGGTTACTGTGTGTAGCATAATCGCATGGTGCGAATCAGGCTGGCAACCAATATGGATAGTCCCCTTTTTTGTGTCTATGTGGGCGTTCTGGTTTAACGTGCTTAGGATATTGATAGACCTTATTAAGGCCTAACCCTTGTCTTGAAAGTATTTCCAACCTTTATTTTTTACCATTCGGTAATATATAACGGCTCTGCGTAATCTCATACGTTGCAGCCGTTTGTTCTTTGTGTGATATAAGATAATAGATTTCATGTTCCAGTACATTGTGTGGTTGGCAATCATAAAATCTATGCGTGTAGTTCCTAAATGGAACATATAATCGTGAGGTTGTCATGCATCTGTAATGCGGAGAAACCAAACTGTGTCAGGAACAAGCAACCCCATCCAGCCTTTAGCTCCGCATCCGTTACAGATTTCTTTAAGACCTTCGGGTTTGGCAAGCCAAAAAGATTCTGGTGCTATAATCAATCCTATCTTTTCAAGAACCATTATTTAGCCTTCTTTTGATGCCTTTAAAAGCTCTATTATTTTGAATGGGAGATTATCAACCTTATCAAATAAGGTTTTATGATCTTCCTTGTTCTCTCTTTTTAGTTCTTTTACCTCACTAATATCTGCTTTTGTTTTAAGAGCATCCTCTAATTCTTTAATATCACTGTCATGATCTATTTTTAAAGCCTTCACTCCATCCTCCTGCTCCTTAAATTTTTTATCAAATCTATTAATAATAAATTTAACGATACTAAAAATTGAAGCACCAAGAGCAATGATGTTACCAATTATCCTACCACTCAACACAATAACCTGATCTTGTTCTAGCATAGCATTAACCTGTTCTATAATAGCGTTAGTTTAAAGCTGTTAAATCACATATCGAAAGTAAAAGATTCTCACCGTTCAGCATGTCGTGAAATCGTTCTATTGTATCACCAGAGGACAATACGGCACGTTCTGAGCCTATTGCTCCCGTTCTTGCACCCATTGCTATACATCCGTCCAATTCAGCCGCTACATTAGCAACGTGATGTTTTATTTCTGTTCTTTTTGGCACGTTCAATAATTCATAAAGGTTGCAGTTAAATCTTGGGGAAAATGAAAATCTACATTCATAAGTTCCACATGGAATAAGTTTTTGACTGTTTTCAAGTGTGACACAAAAAACTTTGCCGTCAAGCACATAAGTTCCAATAGTTTCCGTTTCTGATTTTTCAAGCCTGTATAATATCGCAGTTCTCATTACTCACCATAAAAAACATAACAGATTAAACAGATTATTATTAGCAGCCATAATACTATCAGGTCAATCAATACCCATCTTCAACAAGTAGCATGTCAAAGCCACCGACAGTTCCCACCACAGCAGTAGTGTTTGGGATATAAATTTTGATATCTGTTTTTGCTGGAATGCCACCAACTGGTATACCGTATCTGTATTGCCAAGTGCCAGAGCCTAATGAATTGCATGCCATGTCACCCTTAACCTGCCAAGCTCCATTAGCAGTAACATTTGACCTTGATTGCCATTCGAATTCTGCAACATCACCATCTTTAGAATCATCAGAAACAGCAACATACCCCTTTATAAAATAACCTGTTTTGCCATTAGGAATTGTATATATGCATTGCTGAGTCTGGCCTTTTCCTTCATCAATAATTGCTCCCGTTCCTGTTGCCCCTGCGACAGTGATTATACCTTCGTTGCTTTTTGAACTTCCTGCAGTTTCAACCGATGCTCTAAAAACTCTTATCCAAGTGCTTGCTGAACCACCATCAATTGTTACATTAACAGCACTAGCACCATTCATCACCATAGCATCAGAAATTTGCTCATCCCAGTTCGCATCAAGACCTTGGATAACAACTGTTCTAGCACCAGTATCACCGCTTGTATCATCACCATCATCTGATACTACAGTGATTGCTTCAGCGGTTGTTGGATAGTATGAATATAGACTGCTTCCAGCCCACAAATCTTCATTGTCACCAGAAGCAGGGTTCTTACCAAACTTATTAATAACAGAATGACCCGCTATATTGCCCTTTGCAACTTCCGTCATGAAGTCACCTGTGTACAATGTTCCATAGTTAGATACTGTTGCAACCTCACCAGTTGTTGGATCAGTAATAAAAACAGATTCAAAATAAGACGAAAAAACCGGAAATTGAAAACATAATGCGAGTAACAGTATTAATGATATTACATATAGTTTTACTTTCATTTTATCCTCCTAAGATATTGGTATGCTTCCAAAATATGACCCATAACCTTCAAGGTCTTTGTTATAGTTTACAGTCTGCTCTGCAAGTGCAAAAGTCTGTGAAACAATTATTTTGTTTTTCTCTATGCCTACGATAGAGCAATCATCAGCCATCCTTAGGTCTGTGTTATAGTCTGTTGTTATTAATACCTTTTCATTTACGAATGGGCCGATTGGCGAATCAGATTCGGCAATTGTTATTTTTGAAGTTGAATCATCATCCCATCCGTCTGGAAAATTATGCGGAGTAGTGAAAGTTCTAACCAGTATAAACTTTGAGTGATGTGGAGAATATTGCACTTCGCATGTCCATTGGTCACCAAGGTATGTGATAGTTGTAGCCTGTTGAAGATCATTAACAAACCTTGTCCCTGTAAAAAAATCCCAATCTGAAGCGTTCATTATTGGGTCTGGATTTCCCGTTCCGGTTTCAGTTGAATCCCTGTTGAGCCATATTCCATCTTCATACACTTTTACCTTTGCAACCATAACACCCGTTCCACCTACAGGCCATATGTCGCATTGCTGACCGTAGATATAAACATAGAGTGTTTCGTTGTTGGCAATCGGCCTGTTATCATAATAAACAGGCTTACCAGATAAATCTTTATTCTGCTCAAAGTAAGATGATGATTTTATTGGCTTTCCTTTGCTGTCAAAAAGAGTCTGACAAACTCTCGGCAAAACAAAACGAACAGAACCCGATTCTGTTTTCCAGTTCCACAATAAAGATGTTGGGTCTGTTGCTGGGTTCTCACTTAAGGCAGCACCACCTCCATTGTTGAAAAAATCATATCCATTCTCGGTATAGTAAACAAGGTTAAAAATAGGATATTGACTATCATCTGAAGGGAAAACAAGGTTGTTAAATTTAATCATTCTATCGCCAAGCTCAATCCCATTTGCACCGCCTGCGTGGTGTGTGCCATATCCACCAACACCGAAACTGTCAAACTCAACGAACAATCTTTTTATCTTACTACTACCGTCAAGGAAATAGTCATAAGTATAACCATCTGAAGGATCTTTTGCAGGAAGCGTGAACCCAAAATTATTTAAAATTCCATCATAATAGGTACAGTCACCACCATAGCAATACAACTCCCCTTTAAAATTGATACAAATAAGATTATCACCCCTTAAAAGATAACCCATGTCGGAAGCATCGTTTCCATCAAGTGGGTATATTATACCATTAGCATTTAACGATAAATCACCAAAGTTCATTATTTAACTCTCCATTCATCGTCATTATACATAACCGTCACAGAGGTGTTAAGAGCAACATCCTTTGTTCCTGCACCGTTGATAGTGTTACCGTTCCCTGAGATAGTCGTGGTATTGCTACCTGCTATTTTTGAAAAAGTATATTCACATTCTGATATGGGAGTATCAGGTAGGTTTTGTGTCACATTACCACCAGAGTCATCAATGTACACAGTATAACCATCTTTACTTTGCGTTAAATCTGACAATGTTATAGCTGATTCAATTGAGGTAAACTGTCTATTGGTTGGGGTAAAAGCTATCCCACCAAGTTTTAAGGTACTAGTGCCGGAAACATGGTTTCCATATGAAACATTAGTACCTATGAATGCACCTGCCCAATCCTCAAAAGCTGTGCCTAATACCATGAAGTCACTTGGCCCGCCACCATCTCTTATGTCTGTGCTATCTCCTATTTTACCGTCAATACTTGAATATGCAGACCATGCTGTCCCATTAATGTTTACGGTTATTATATTATCAACACCACTAGTAACCTCAAGCTCGGTGGTTAGATATTTATTATTATGAATGTAAACCTGATACACACCTAATACACCATCAGTTCTTGTTGCTTGAATTTGAAAAATTTTTAATGGGACTTTATCATAAAATAAAACTCCCTCTACCACATTTAATCCACTTATTCCAACTTCAGCCCAATTCATAACAAAACTAAAAGTAAGAGGTGTTTGTGTTACATCAAACGCATAATCAGAAACATCGTTATTGTAAAGAAGTATTGTTTGGTTGTTACCTGCATTTGTGGTTACAAAATAATTATCTTTTCTTGATAAAGTACCAGCCGTACTACTATCCCCCCAATAATCATCAAAGACATCATCACCACCAGCAGTAAGGTTAGCATAATCAGCCCCAGCAGTTGACATCTGTAGAAACTTTTTTGTCGTGTCTTTCATTCCTTCAGACCATGCAACCCCAATTGTATCATCGGCAACTCTTGTGTACCATTCATCGGAAAAAACAAACTGATGAAATTGACAACCAAGTTCAGGAGGGAAGTTGGCATTATCGAAACAAACTCCCTGTTCAAAATTGTTTTGACCTGTGTATTCGTTGTTGCCATCAAGTTCTGCAAACGTACCACTTCCTTTAGGAGCAGGTTTTTTCGCTACCGCTCCACAGAGTAAAAATAAAATGACGATAAAAAATAATATCTTTTTCATATTATAACCTTTCCATTGTAATCAAGGCATATGCACTTGTCCCTGTTGCTACTGCTCCGTTATTTATTAATGTCATATACAGGACATCGTCTTGTGGACTGTCTCCATTATGCATTATAGTAGGATCAATCGCTGGCCTGTCACCTGTACCAAACTCCTCAAGGCTAACCCTTGTTTCAACGCTCTTGGCTGTTTGTGCATCTATCTGGCTAAGGTAAAGATCAACATCCAGGCTTGCCGAATCAAAATCAACATCAATTATTTTAACAGAACTTCCGAAAACTGCTATCTCGTATACCGCGGTTGCACCTGATGCAAGAGTTGGTACAGTATATCTATACTGATAGACAGTAGGATTTTTCCATACTTTAGGACTTGAAGTTGCGGCTAAAGGTGTTGCCTGTCCAAAAGAAACTGAGCACCACATCAAAACTAAACAAATTGTTAATAATATCTTTTTCATTTCACTCTCCTAATCTATTAAGTAAGGAATCATTTTTTTAAGTATTTTTCTTGTTTCTTCTCTTAACTCCTGTAAGTTTGTTGCCCGGTCAAGTCGTTTATCGATGAAGTCGTGACCCTGTTCTACGGTAATTTTTCTAAAGCCTGAATTTTTTTTACCCTCTTCAATCGCAGACAACCGGACTGCTTCTGTATCTTTTTCATCTTTTATTGATTGACTTTCCGCAAGGATTTCCCATCCAGACTTATCATTTTTTAAAGTATGGTATTTTGATGGTTTCTTTTCTGGTTTACCTTCCGGTCCAATTGCTATGTTTGAGCTACCGTTATTAAATAATTTTTTATACTCTTCCCTTGTTAAAGTAATAACATCCTTAGGTATTTTATTGCCGTGAATTTTTTTTATATAAAAACCTTTTGAACCTGGTGAATAAAAGTATTTCATTTTTAACTCCTTATTTTAATATCCAACTGCTATCCAATGAACACCCCATGTAGTTATGGTTGTTAAAGATACAGTGTTTATTTGACCTTGTGTTGTGCTGTTTGGAATAAATGAAAAATTCTGCCCACCAGTAGACCCTGATGTTATAGCAGATACCGACCCTACCAATATAAAAATGTCATTGGGAAATGTAATTGGATAATTAAAAGTAGTAGCTCCTGTTCCGGACCCTGACTCCCTCCCCCACTGAACAATAATTCCACTGTTTAATTTTTGATATCCATCCCGTGATAAGTCTACAATGTTCTCATCTGTTAATACAAAGTTTGTCCCATCATATCTTAACTTAACAAATTCTCCTGCCAATATTGAGTTTACAATAAGATTTGTCCCTGCCGTATCTTTTATTGTATTTGCACCTATTGCATTAATGTTGACAGTAGCATTTGCAAGAGATCCGTTTCCGGCAACAAAACTGACGGTCATGCCCTCAAAATAAGCATCAGGAGATCTTATGTTTGAAACAGGGTCCAAGACATAAGCACCACCCGTTCCAGTATCTTTATGATATTCAGCACCTCCCATGCCATAGATAGCCATTGCCTGTGCCAGTTGATAAAAGGTTTCAACGGCAGGAGAATTATTATAGGTGGCAGGAGTCAGCCCTGCTGATATTACTGCATTTTTTAGTTCTTTTAAAAAGCTTGTTGCTTCAAGACCATTAAGATGCTCATTGTCCCAAACATCAGAAGCCGAGGCTGCGTTTTGTTTGTCTTCATAATTTCTCATATAAAACTCCTATGTATAATAAAAAATAAAATGTACATTTGCAGGGATTATCTTATCTAAAACACACGTAACCTGCTCAACATTAATACCGCCAGTAAAAGGTAGAGGTGTAAATTCATATACAAAAGACTCTGTTGTTAACTGAACCTCACCGACTATTAAAAACTTCTTATTGATAGCATCAGAGAATCCGACAGGATATGAAGGATAATCTTCTCCTGCATATAGCGTAATGGTAATGTCAGGGAAAAGTCTATCAATATAATCCTGTAAATGCGTAAGCTTTACCTTTGGTATTTTTTGAAATCTATCTATGACACCCTGTCTACGTTGCTCCAACGTAGTCGCTGTTCGTCCTCATGTATCAGGAATGCCGACCGACACTTCCCACTCATCAATCAATTGCGTTGTGTTATTAATGTTAAATTCATATGCAAGCTCTTCAACCTTTTGCTGTGTGTTATTATGAGCAAGAGCTAAAGAGTTTATCAGTTTCCTTACATTTGATTCATCGATGTTCTTCGCATCCCAAACCTTACCTATTGGCAAACAATCGGACATCTGTTGTGCTGTTACTTCTTTTTCAGGTGCTGTAAATATGCTCATTATATTGACCAAGTAATTATTCCAAGTGATGCAATCTCACCATCTGTTGGTTCTATATCACCCGATGGAGCAGACAAAGCAAAGGACACTAAAAAGGCTCCTGTCTCTAAATCCTGAGTGTTTTGGATTGTGCCTAAGTAACTTGCTTCAGTAACATCTGTTTCTATCTCAACTGAATCTTTAAAAAATGCTTCAAGTTGATCCTCAACTGCTGATCGCATTGTCGGAGTATCAGGATTAAGAGCAGTAAAAGTAAAATCCGTTGCTGTAAGAGTGGGTGCTTCAACAAAGAGATTATCTTCAGGAGAGTTGGCAGGTAATGCACCATTATCAATTATTATTTGTTTTGTGTCATCCAATATGTCTTGTGTAGGAATAAGGTTCAAGTCATTGTCTCTTAAAATAAATACTGAGCATTGCCCTGGTTCCGGTAGTAAAGCATTTCCTATTCCAACCCAGACACCAGAATCAGAACCTGCCCCAGAGACTACGGTATATGTAAAATTAAGAGTAGTAGTAACAGTTATTGTTGCCGTAATATTATACTTTGCATCAGTAGCACCACTTACAGTTACTTCCATACCAGTTTGAAGTCCGTGAGCTTCAGCACAAATCGCAGTTGCTGTTGTGCTGGAAGAGGAAAGAGTTGTTATGGTATGTTCAGAAACAATATCTAATGTTGGTTTCTTTATAAATACTCTGGTATTACCTGTATAGGAAAGTGCAGCGAGTTTAATTTGATCAGGTGTAAACACACCCTCAATGATCGATCTTGAGAGTATTATTCTTTCTCTATATGCCTCATCCTCTTCTTCTGATGCACCACCTGACAAGCCGTCAAACTGAGCATATGCTGTCCCATATGTTGCATTAGTGAACTGTGCTCCTGATGAGAGATTGGTATCAACACCATCTTCCTGTGCTGTGACATTAATATCTGCGATGTCTGTCTCATATGTTATAGCTGTTGAGGTTGTAGCAGGACTTGTTCCTGACCCGGCAAACTGATATGTAAACTTATTGTTTGCAATTGGTGTAACTGCATAGGTTCCTTCATATTCAGTCTGAGTTACCCCTGCTATGGTAACCTCAATCCCTGTGGCGAGAGCATGATCAGAACTTAATGTTGCGGTTGCAGTAGTGCCAGAACTTGTGAGGCTTGTAATCGTCTGTGTGACGGTCTGTATTGAAGCAACAGAATCCGGCAGGTAAATGACACCATTACTGCCTAAAAACTCGTCTGTGGTCAATATGGTGTTCCCTACCGTACCCTCAATAGTTATGCCACCGAACGCAGGAGTTTCTGTGAGTCTGGGCAGATCTTCATATCCACCCCATATCTCAAGCCACTCATCTGTCGCAGTTTGTGGAAACATCTGTTTTTCTAAGTCTCTGACAAGAAAAGATATTGCCTGAGCGAGAACAGCATTTCCCTTTGCAAATGATAATGCCCATGTTGCAAAGACAGTAGGGTCAACGCTTGGAAGTTGTGTTTTAAATTCTGCTGTGATTAGTCCTGAAAGTTCTTCTAGAGTTGGATAGGTTAGGCTCATTATAATATCCTTGAAAGATCGGTATTTTTCCAAAGAGTAACATATGGCAATACCGTATTATCAATTTGTGTTATATTTGTAAAGATTTTTATAGCTCTTTCATCCGTCTGTGTTACTGTTATTTCTATCTGCTGTGCGACACTGTCTTCAGTCATCCATTTTAAACTAGCCTGTGCATATGCCCTTGCGAAATTTAAATCATCAATTGTAATTCGTGCCTGTTCTAACAGCCAAAGCATTCCACCAAGTTGTCGGCTAACATCAACTGTAAGGATATTTCCAACCCATCCTCGTCTCCTTGATGCTTCCTGAACCTGAACAGATGATGCTCTCGCATCGGTAAAGAAACTTGTGGGAATTGCAGTTTCAAATCCTTCTGCTGATGAGAAGTCTGAATCCTCCACAACTAAATCATAATATCCTTCACTAGTCTGTTTTATTAATACATCCTGCATTTGTTCTCCTATGCTGTTAACACTGCTTTGGTGTTGAATGTGAAAGAAGCACCCATTATACTAACTGCACCCGTAGAATTTATCTGAATATAATCAGCCTTATTCCTGCCACCAGAAATTTTACAGCCTCCTGTTGGATTAAGCAACAAATATGAACCATCCGTTCCACCAACAGTTGCTTCCAGTTTTCCAGCGGTGTCTACTGCAATTATTGTATTTGAATTTTCAATTTGGATACTACCATCTGATCCTAGATTAACATTCGCATTTGTTTTTGCATTTTGGATTTTTATATTATTGTCTTCATCAAAATAAATATAATCACCTGTCACATAATTACCAAGTGCGACCTCACCCTCGGCAAGATTTTTAAATATTCTATTGGCAGGGTCATCAGCAACACCAATGCCATTACTAGCCTGTGCTAATTGATTACCGACACATACCATTGAATCTTCAGGAGGATGGTGCATTAATCCATATGGTGTGAATCCAAGTATCTTCTGCTCTTTACCCATAAAAGAAACATTATAAACTCTGAAGTCACCGGAATCATCTGTGGATAAAAGCCTTGCAACTTTAAATAAGTTCTTAATCATAGTAAACAGTTTAATCATTAATAATGAGATCCAAGTCTAGGTTTAAAAATATTCCAGAGTTTTTTTGCCAGAGGATCTCTCTGATACCCATTTGAAATATTTGTTTTTCTTTTTGTCTCTGCCGTTGGTTCAGCTACAACCTGATATGCATCCGGTGGAGCAAGCGTGATATTTGTAGTGGAACCACTTTTTTTATTCACATTATACTTTACCGCCTTGATCATCATTTCACCCTGGATATCTGCGAACTCATCAACAACAGATACAAACTGTCCTATATCCCAAGGTGTGCCGTCTGTTTGAGTCAACCCGGCAACAGTACATGTATATTGCTGGCTTTCTGATCTTCTTAGATTACATTCTTCAGAAGCTCTTCTAAGACATTCGGCATCGTCCATAGTTTCTTCTGCTTCGATTTCTAAATATCTCGACTCTCTTGCACCCTTGTCAAACACAAAACCTTCTCTTTTAGTTGCTTCACCCTCATCGGGATGAGTTTTCTTCCACGAATCTAAAACCGCGAAGATAAGATTATCCTGAGAGCGACAGGTATACTTTCTAAACCGTTTCTGGTGAGAGAGCCTGACCCTGTAGGATAAAACATTATTTAACGGATCATTTATCCTGTGAAGTAGAGGAGTAGAAGATTTCACATTTTCATCTGGTCTGTATATAATCAACCTTCCATACCCATCAGCCAACAGATAAATCTGTCTGCTCCTTGAGAAGTTCACAAGCTCGTCCATTATTGTACCACCAAAATCACATCCCTTTAATTCTTTTGTCGTGAACTCTGGGATATTCCCAACCCAATCCGCAACCTTTATCTCTGCACCTAACTCTTTAATCATTTTTTCACAAAGAGCCTTAAGTGTAATTGGTCCCTTGTTAACTTTAGCATCGTCTGGGACACTTGAATCAATTAAATCCTGAATGTTATCCCTGCCTGAGACATCAATAGAATGGATTGTGCCACTTTGAGAGCAGGACACTTCATCTACAAAGCCTGTTATTTTACTGCTGCCGTCAATTGATACGTTTATGAAATCCTCTGCTTTAACGGGAAAAGAAAACGCAGGAGGTACGGTGCTTGAAGTGCTAAAGTTAAAAATTCCTGCATTGTCATCAATAGACCTTTCAATCTCTAGAGAATCCCAAAGATCCAAAGGTGTACCATTTACATTAATTATAACGCTCATTTCTGAAGTACCGTTATATCTCCCTTAAGTTTGTCTGAAGGGAGTGTTGGGTTTAATGCTCGGAGTTCAATACCTCTATTAACAACATCTTCACTTGTAAAAAAATCCTCGGCATATAAGTTGTATGCCTCGACATAAGAGGTGGTTGAAGCCTGTCTTGGAAGTGAAGTTAAAACATACACCGACTGCTCTTTCTCAGCGAGAAGTTCAAGTGCTGTTAGCCGGACATCATCAATTGCAGTACGGATTTCTGGATCTGACTGAATAAGAGTAGGATCATTTGTATCAATAAACATCAACCTGCTATATGCAGTTTCAACATCTGCTCTTGCATATTCAAGCTCAACATCAGTCTGATAGGTTGCCTCCGCTGTCTGGTCATATGCAGTTACAAGTGCTGAAAGTCTCCCTGCATTTACAACTGTAAGCCTGTTTGCGTTTCGTGCTATTCTTGTTGCTGTGTTTCCAATCCAAAGAGGAATGGCATAATCGCCTGGCGATTCGACAGCGTTCTCATAAGCATTTTTAATGTCCGACAAACTTAATGTTAAGTCTGCACCAAACTTAGTTAAATCTAATAGTTTCTTTACTCCCTTACCACCTGTTAATCCAACGCTTACTTTCTGCCACAGATTTGTCATAAAAGAAGTCTTCATACTAGAACCTGCCCTGACTATCTTCGGAGCATTTATCTGTATTAACGCTATTGCTGATTCAATATCTGAGACATTATTTACAGTTGAGATTACTGTCTGTAAAGCATTTGCACACTGCTTTAAATCATACATCGCAGCCAATGCGTTTGAGGTGTTGGTTGGTGGAATTTGTTTCTCTTCTACTTTGTTGGCAATTTCATTAAGAGCCTTATCAGTTTTAGAGTGTAGGGTCTGAATTACAGGTCTTGCTTTTACCGGTCCGGAAATAGATATTCCTGAAGCAAATGACAGTTCAAATGTTATTTCACCAACATCTCTCAGAGTAGCATCTTTCTGATACGGCAGAGCGTACAGGTTCAGTTCTCCAAATGTCGGCATTACTAACTTACCGACACCCTGCTGATTCAATGCTTTTTCAAGTTTATCTGCTTTCTCTAAAAAATCCTCGCCATGAACAAATGCTGTTATTTTAAAATTAGGTGGGATCTGTCCCATGTCCTCAATATATCTTCGGTCACTATTGAGATAATCATGGATAATAATTCTACGACCACCGTCTGTTTGGCTCTCTGCTCTGACTTGAAACGGGACTTCTCTCCAGGATGCAGGTAATAGTTTTTCTAGTCGGTTACCCATTTAGAATGCTCCTGTTCTATTACTGCCACGATTTATTGTGATGGGGATAGAAGTCTTGTCAGCAGACAAACTATCTACTAAAGAAATATTTAAATTCCCATCTGAAAGAGCAAATTTTTGTTGTATTGCACTCTGTGCTTTAAGCCTTGATATCATTTCCCCCATTGGATCAAGAAATGGATGTCCTTCTGTTTCTAATCCTTTGCTAAAAGTTGGTGCCATAGCTCCCGACCAAAAACTACTCACAAAACTTTGCAACTTTTTAGGTGCGGTCAGATTTGCATTGTACTGCTCTATGCCAGGGAAGTATCCTTTATCTTCAAATAATATTTTTCGCACACCTCCCCAATCACCGACTGAAACTGCCCCAAACAAAGAACCAATCCCTTTAATGCTTTGCACTATAAATTTAATTCCATTTGCAATTGCATCTATAATCAAACTAAGGTTCTGTGCAAAAGCAAGAAATGGGAGAAAGGTTCTGGATGCATCGGCACGATCAATCTCATTTAAAAAATTTCCAATCGCAATGGCTCCTATTTTAATACTATTGATTAAAAGCCACAAAGAGCCACCTAAGTTCTTTAAAGAATTTCTCAATATCCCTGAGGTCATATACATTCCCACAAACACACCAACTAAGGCAGTAGCCACCGCAACCCCTGCCGTGATAGGCAAAAGGAGTCCTGCTAAACCAACAGTTGCTCCTGCTCCTGCAATAGCAACCATAGTAAGCCCCGAAGCGATAAAAGGAAGTGCTTTTGCAAAAAGTCCAAGACTAATTAAAAGAGGAGGAAGCAAAGCAGTCATCACAAGTAAAGTAAGAACCACCTTCTTAACAGGTCTTGGAAGTTCTGCAATCTTCTGAGTGAGCCTTGCTATTGTTGCTAAAATCAATTTTAACTCAGGAGCAAAAACCTTGACAAAGTTTTTCATGGCAATGGTCATTGCCCCTTTGGCTCTTAAAAATGTCCATGACAAACTCTTGGTCTGGTCTTTCCATGCTCTCATAAGACCATCGCCAGTTTTCATGTCTGACTGAATTTTAACTATAGTTTCCTTAACTTTCCTCAACTGATAATCGCTCATTGAGGTTACAGCCGTAAACGCTCTGATGTTTGGGATGGCTTTCGCAACAGCATCAATTCCGTATTTCTCGATCGCAACTTTCATTGAGCGGAATGACTCGGTGATACCAAGTGCTTTGATGTTCGCACCACCGTAAACGATGCCCATAGAATCCATTGCTTTCGCTGCGTTCTCCTGTGGCTTAACAAGAGCATTAAACGCACCACGGAGTGCGGTGGTTGCATTGTCCGTTCTCAAACCACCAAGAGTCAATGCAGTCATCGTAGCAAGAAGTTCCTGAAAACTTGTTCCGGCTGCCCTTGCTATTGGAGCAACAGCACCAACATTATCAGCAAGTTCTCTAACAGTTGTAACACCCTTAACCTGTGCGGAAAAGAATGCATTCGCAGCATCCAAGGCAGAAACATTCTCTGCCCTGTAGGTGTTCATAATAGCAGCAATACCTTTTACCGCGATACCAAGCTCTGTATTTCCACCAATGGCGAGTTTTTGTGCAACAGAAAAAGCTTTAAAGGTTTGCTCACTTGCACCCATTGCTGAGATCGTATCAAACAAACCTTTATTCACATCGCTAATTGTATACCCTGCTCTTATGCCCTGTGTCTGAAGGTTCTCAAGTGTGCCACCATATTTTGCCAGTTCATCTTTTTGAAGAAGGTTATTGGTATTGATTAACCCTCTTTCCAGTTTAGCAAACGATGTTGTAGCAACAAGACCAAGTCCTGCAATTGGCATGGTGACCCTTAAAGCCAACGCTCTGCCAACACTTTGAAGAGTACCACCCAATCTCTTCATCCTGCCATCGAGTCTCTTTACTTCTTTCCCTGCATGTTTAAGGGATTTCTCAAACTTTTTGTTCCCTTTCATCATCGCTCGGATTTTAGGACTATACTTATCTAAAATACGGTATGTATACGATGCTGTGAACATTACCTATTCTTTCTGTTTGCTTCTTTAATTATTTTGTCAAGCTCGTTTGATACAACTGAAAGTTCATAAAATTTCATGTTCATTGCTTCGGTATAACTTATACCTCCATCGGTTCCATAGGCGATTCTGGTTGCGGTTCGGATATAGTCTTCTCGCCCTCTATCGAGGGCATAGCGAAAAAAGAACACCACCTTAATGCCATTTCAAAAGCATCATCTGGTGTAAGGTTCGCCCAAAGAGAGTCTGCTATACTTAGTCTGCCGTCAACCATGCAAACACCTTTTCGTGCGATGGTACAGCACATCTTTTTGAAGGTGTTTACAAACTGATAAATATCAACAGATTCAGATCCCTGAATACAGACGGAATACATATTATAAACATCATCTGATTGAGACTCAATATCATCTGCTTCTTCGTGGAAAGGCTTTACGACTTCACCAACCTGCTCTTCCATAGCACCTGCTTTTTCGGCAAGGTCTAACTGTGCTCTTGTCAACATCTGTTTAAGCCTGAGATAGAACTTTATGTGTTCCATCCCCGGCTCTCTCAGAATGACATGATTTGCTTCATGTATACCGTTGTCAAACTTATATGATAACGGTCGTGATAATTTGAAAGTAAAGTCACCACTCTTTATTCCCATTTTATTCTCCAAAGTTAAGATTAAACTACGCTATCGCCTTCAAATTCAAGATTTGTTACACCGTCTGCTGATGCTTCACGCTCAACTGAATTTACAAGAGACAAGTTTCTCCATGACTTGGTAACAGACTCATTGCTTTCAGATTTCTGAACTGCTTGGATGTCATTGTCACCAACTTTCTTTTTCCATCTCTTTATTTTTGCATCAACATCAGGAGTAAGAAAGATGTCAAAACTACACTTACCAATATGCGATTCTGCGTTTTCAGAGTGAACACTTGAACTTTTTCTGCCACCCATACTCGCAGCCCTTACATTGATTTCTCCCTCGCCATCATCATACTTGAAACTGTTCGGAACAATCGCAATATTTTCTCCATTTACTACGATGCCAGGGACACTCAGCGTTACATTTCCCATGATATATTATCCTCCTCTATACGGTTATTTGTGTTCCTGTTGAGCCGACAGTAAATGCCAACTGCAAGGAATAGTTAATTGTTCCCATCTGAGTCACAATTGGAAGTGGACCTGATATGGTTACTGTCCTTGTTGCCAGAGAAACGGTTACTGTTGTGTTGTCAGAGAAATACTGCTGTGCTTCACTTCCTGCCTGAGTAAGTGCAAGGTCAGAAAGAATTTTATATATCTTCATCAGTGTTGCTTTGATGCTCTCAGCATTTGCAATTGACCGTCCCGGAATGAGTTCACCCTCTGTCAATCTTGACTGAGCATAAGTTGATTTTAATACACTGTGGAACATCTCACGACAGACAGATCCGGTATCAACATAATTCAGATAATGGAAACTTACATTCTCATTTTCTCCTGCATCAGTTGTCCAGTTTGTAACAACCGGACCCATAAGCATCATATTCTTGGCAGAATTAACACCAAAACCTGTCCCACCAGCGATTTCAAGACCACTCTGCTCCTCGCCTGTAAGAAGATTCGTTGCAGGAGTTACAGGTGTGAGTCTCAGCGGAGTATTGAAATACGGCAGACTCGCAAGAGATGGACCACCAAAGGCATCAAGACCGCCTGATGTTGATATAATGTCATCTGCAATCGGAGCACCTGTAGTAAGTCTACGAGAGCGAATACCAAGAAACTCAGAAGCAATCCAATCAGCAGGTCTTATAACTGCTGGACCTTTATGGTCTGCAAGAGCAAGAACAGGATTAAAAATATTTACAAATGTCTGACTGTTTTCAGAAAGAAGAGTTACTATAACATTTAAAAATGTTTTACTTGAAAAACCCTGAAATACTGTTCCATCCATAATTGTATTTGAAGCATTGAACCTTGTTTCCATCTCTGTTTTAAGTGCGGCTTGTGCTGTTGTATCTGCTCTCCATGCTTCAGGCCAGATAATTCCGGTATACCGAATACCTGCGATCAGATCAAGGATACCTGTTAATGTCGGATCAGTTCCACCACCTGTGAACGCTGTGATTGCAATGGAAATTCCAGGGACTGTACCCCTAATCTTGATTCCGTAAGTATCACCAATTGTACCCTCATCTGTAGCTGTTACTGTACAAGATCCGGCAGGAGAATTTGTTGATACAAATACGGTATCTGTTAAAGCATCGAGTGCAGTATGAATTGCTGTTGCGACAGCGGTATGTGTGTCAAGATCAGAAACAGAAACCGCAACCTCGTATTTCTCTTCATCTACTACTGAGATGTAAAGAGTTCCATCTGCTGATGCTGTTCCGGTAACTGCCATAATTCCTGCTGCATTTGCGTTGGTAACTTCTGTGATTGAAACAACATCAAGAGGAGAATATCCCTCGTTTGTTGACTTCCAATCAAGGATACAATTTGTCAGGTACGATGTCGCACCACAAAGAGTTTTGATTTCTGCTGTGGTTAATAAATGAACATCAGTTGTCAGCATTCCACCAGATGATGCCCCCCCTGCTGTGGATGGAACCTGCCCAAAGATAACGTCTCTTCGGTCGGCATATGCATCGACAACAGCAGCAGGTAGTAATTGAATATTTGTGTTTGGATTACTTGTTGGGCTTCCCATTATTCTTTATCCTCCTCTTTTTTATTTTTAATTTTCTTTTCTTTTACAATTTCTATACATCCGTCAATTTCTGCATCCCGGAACCTTCTTCTCCAATGTCTATCGAGTGGAGTCCCATCTTTATCCACTTCAATCTCCATTGTTTTCTTAGGCTGAAGTCCATGTATAGGGACAATAGTCTTATTTAAAATTATTACTTTCGCCATCTTATCCTCCATATTTGGTTTAAACATTAAAGTTCATCCTCATCTAGATCTATGTTAGCGGTCATCTGTGCATCCGTATCATTATTAAACATGTTTAATGTTTGGACAATATCCCTGAAAGCAACATCGCCAAAAGGAAGAAAACCATCATCAAAAGTAAGTGATGTCGGAAGTTGCCAATCATATACATGTGCATACCATGCGGTATTATATTCAGCCGGACCATCTCCAACAGGTACTGCGGAATATTTTATAACCACATCTTCATCTGTAAATCCAAACAACACTCTTATCAGTGCTGAATAAATAGTATCATATGCCAAGTCCTGTGCATCTGCTCCTGACAGATCATCATCTGTCGGCAGAAAAACAACTGTTGAAAAATTTCTTAACATCCTGACTAGATGCATGTCCTGTGAAGTGAAAGATGCCTGACCATCATTAAACGTATGTCGGTCTTTTGAAACATCACCATCGGTCATTATTACAAACAGATATGCTTCGCCTGTTGTCTGTTTTGTGTATACTGCTTTTGCCCTGTTAAAATCAGATGCTGCGGAAATTCTGAACCCTGAGATCACTGTTAAGCCGTCAATAGCTCCGGCAGGAAGAGAAGGTGATCCGGAAAAATCTATTGTGAATGAGTCAGCAGTCGGCACCGTGGCGATTGGATAAACCCCTATTATTAAGTTTTCTTTTAAATATTGAGTCTCATCGACAGTCGGTGCCAAACTGCCGTCAACAATAAAGTTTCTTCTGTTTGGAACATCTATAATTTGATGATCGTCATTCCAAGAGGTATCTCCACCCGTGAACCCATCGAGAGTTAATTTCTGAGTATCGCCAGAGAGCATTGGTTTTGTCTGATCATGGTCATATTTTGTTGTGAACTGGACGGTATCGTCTACTACAGCCGATACTGTTAATGGATTCCGAACCGTTCCTCCGGAGATAACCACCTTATCACCAATTTCTTTTCCATGACCTACTACATTCACGGTCAGGATATTAAGAGCAGACATACTTGCAGAGGCAACGGTAAAAGTCTCTGTAAACCTATCCGTAGCAACAGGAAGATATGTTTTAAGATGCTTTGTAATTTCCGATGGTGTTATCAAGGTTTTGTCTCTCTTTTAATATTCCGTATAATTGTATTCACGCTGTCCTGATGTTCATTCCTTACTGCTTTAATTAACTGTTGTCTTGGAGCAATTCTTCTCGTTCCGTCTTCAATCCACTTTGCGTATTTTGCTGTTTGTCCAAATGTCATCTCCATGTGATTTCTTACTTTAAATCTTGTTGACCTTGCTAATCTTCCCGACCTGTTTGCTGGTGGTTCTTTTGGAGATGAGGCTTGATATTTTCTTCCTTTATATTTATAAATTCTCCCTGTTCTTGTCCCGGTGGTTATTAATCTTTTTTCTTCCTTTGTAACTGCCGACCCTATTTCCTGTAACGAATTATAAAGAGCACGTTTTGTTGTCTTGTCTAAATTCTCTATACTTATAAGAATTTCATTTGTGCCGTAAGTCGGCTTAATTGTTATCATGATCTCTGTTAATTATCACCATCGCAAATAATATTGGGATGACAATACTGCAAATAATGTGAAGAGCAATGGCTATCATGCTTTCGTTGCCTCCTCTGAATCTTCCCCTCTCTCGGTGACCTGAATAGCAAGCGTTTCATTTAACTCGTTAATATTGTCCACCCTCAACACCTTGTATCTTTTATCATTATAAAGAATATAATGGTTCCCGTTCTCCACACTTGGAAAAGCAGAATCGTAATCAGCCCAAAAAATATGAGTGGAACCTTCCTCTATATTAATCTCTGCAAATCTCGCTACCCCAGAATTAGGGAAGCCTATTGTTTCTAATGCACACCATTGACTCCTGACCGTTGTGAAATCTTCATCAGGCTGACTGCTTTCAAAGTCTGACTCGGTAAGATCCCGTGTCTGAATGGAAACCAGATGTGGTTTGTCACCGATACAGGTCTTGGTCTTCTTGACTCTTTTAACAGTACAGTTATCCATAGGTATTTATAATTCTATACTCTCTGAGTAATGCTTTCGCAGTTCCTGGTAATTCATCACCCTTACCACAGTCTCCGCGGTTTTTATACCAATACGCTACGATCTGTTTTATAGCCAGCTTGATCGGGTCCGGAACTGTTGATGCCGTTGCTCCATATCCTGCTGTAAAAGCAACCTGATAAGGATAAGGAACACAGTCCGGACTTTCGTTCACCTCTTCAAAAACAACCTTTGAGAATCCGCTTGACGGTTTCAGATTGTAATCATCAGAAGAAATTGTCTCAAGAGAATCGTCTTCCCAAACCTTTATGGACTGAACAGAGATAAGAGGTGCTCTTCTTATCTGAAAGAAATAGCCAACATCTCTTTTAGGGCAGGAAAGACCATCAAAATATCCGGTGAAAGTTCTTTGAATAAAAACCCTGTTTGTGAACAGTTCGGCTTTTTGTCTGGCAGCCACAATCAAAGAATCAAACAGATCATTTTCAACAGTATGTGTAACCTTACACCATGCCTTTGCTTCGGCTTGAGTGATAGGCTCTTCTGATGGATCTGTGTCCTGAGTGTAATAGTCCATTATTTTTTCTTCTTAGACTTAGATTTTGGTGCTGATTTCTTTACAACTTTTTTCTCTTCTTTTTTCTCAACAGGTTTTTCTACCTGTTTAACTACACGTTTGTTTTTATCTTTTACTTTTCTTTTCACGCTACCTCCTTTAAATGGGGGGGATTAACCCCCTCACCATTTATTCAAGAACATAATCTAAAAACACATCAACACCCTCACAGGTTTCAATGTTAGTTCCAACCGATGCGATTGATATTGCTGTATTAGCGGTCATAGAAACAAGTCCTGCCCCATTAGCTAACGGAGTAGTGTTTGTGTCACCCATTCTAATTAAAGTGTCATCGTCTAATGCTGTTGTAGTAAATTTTACTATAGCAACAGCACCAGCAGTTCCACCTATAATATCAACAGAAGTTGAATTGTCGCAATTACCCCCATAAGGAAGGAGAAAAACATCAACGACCCTGTAACGGTTAGATGCACCTGGAGCAACAAGCAACTCTTCTCCTGCTATTAACTGAGCAATGGTAACCCTCTCTCTTATATTCTGCACAAAAGTAGGATAATCTTTTGTTTGGTCATCATAGGTAAAGGTTGCTCCGGTTTCAATATCCAATAGACCACCGCTGGCAACAGTAACGGTTCCACCACTCTGAACAAGAACATCACCACCAGAAGTAACAACCTGCCTATCACCACCCTTATCCTTATAGATCTTTGTGGTGTTCACGGCATAAGATATACTTACAAGACCAAGCATGATAAATAAAATTAAAAATATTCTTTTCATTCTTCCTCCTGTATTAGGGGTGAGTTTCCCCACCCCCAACAGTAAAGGTTAAGTAGTTGAGTTCTGAAGAGTTGGTGCAATTTCAGGATTCTTAATACAGAGTACTGTTACATAAAGACTCGGAGTATCAGATCCTGTTACCTCAACCTGAATGTATCTCTTTGTTCCAAACACACCCTCGGTTGCAAGGAACTCACCCTCAGTAAGAGCATTACCTACCGTACAAGCTGTCCCACGGACAAGATTCTTTGTTGCTACTGCTGTCTTACCAGACATTCCAGAATCATCACTTTCATAGAAAGTAAGTGCCGCCTGGCCTGTGGTGAAAGCGGTGCAGTAAAGTGCAAAGTAAACTCCATTATCATAGTTCGCAGTATCAACAGTTACACCAAGCACAGGGGTTACGTTTGCGATGTTCTGGTTGTCAAAAGCAACCATTACTATTTGTTTTGTACATTCTTCTTTGATAGGCATTTTAATGGCCTCCTTCTTTTTTGTTTTTGTTTTAGTTTATTACCAGGATCTTGATTGCTTCAAAATTCGTTACTCCACCGCCAGTACGTTTTGTTGAGTAGAACTCAATGTACGGTTTGGCTGAGTAAGGATCACGGAGCACTCGGATACCAAAACGATCAACAACTGTATAACCTACTGAGAAATTACCATAAGCAAGAGGAAGATTACCAGTTCCGATGGCTGCCATGTCACCGAAGATCATATAAGACTTACCAAGCAGAACACGGTCAGTTCCGTCTTTCAGCATTGTCGGAGAAAAAAGATAACGACCTTCGCCATCAGCAAGTTTCATAATGTCGGAGAATGTTCCACGGTTCCCGGCAAAGATTGCACCCTGCTGATATCCATCATGCAGAGAGTTCTGAAGAGTGATAAGATCATCAGGTTCATCAATAGAACCTGCGGTTCCTGTTGCTGTGATCTGTGTGATTGCATCACGCTGATATGTGTTAGGAGTTGTTGCAGCCGTGTATGCAAGAAAACCCTTTGGTTTCTTGGAACCATCGCCAGTACAGAAAGCAGTATTTTCAGTTCTTGAAATCTTGTCAACAACTTTACCTTGCAACCAACCTTCAATATCAAATCCTGCATCATCGAGCATGGTCTGGGTGGCTTTTGGTTTGGCATAAACTTCATGGACAGGAATACTTAAGAGTCCAACCTGTGGAGTGTCAGTTTCATCTCTGTCCTCAACTTCTCCGACCCAACCGCAAGCAGCTTCATCATCATCCAGAACCATTTCAAAAACATTACTGGTTGTGGTAACAACGGAACAGACAGAACGCATAGGAGAGGTTTCAAAGATTCTTTTGATCATTGCAGATGACCGATCCGGAGTTACAAAGAATCCACCGTCAGGATTAGATCCCTCAACGAGTGCTTTTGCATATGCCTGAACTTTCATATCATCACCGTGGATGATTGACTTCTTGGCAACTTCAGAACAGAAAGCATCAACTGAATCAGCAGAAGGAACATTGCCTTTCCGGAGATAAGAGTAAAAAGACTGTTTGTGCTCATCAGTTACTTTACCTGAATTTCCATTACCATCGGTCAAAGCCTTTTCAATTGCGAAAAGTCTTTCATTGGTTTTCGCACCATCGATCTTGACCTGTTCTGCCTGAATCTCTTCCATCAGTTTTGAAGATTTTTCCTGTGCCTCTTTCATGGATGCGAAATCCACGGCATCAATCTTCTTTTCCAAAGATGCGTGTTTCTCCTGAACGTGTGTTACTCCATCAGCAACGTCATCCAGTTTTTTCTGTAATTCTTTTTCAAATTCCATTTTAAAACTCCTTTATTGATTTAAGTATTTTATCCATCGTTTTAATTAACTCTTCACCCTCACGGTGGCTGTCATGCACCTCGCGTAACATGTCAGCTTCTCTCATTAATCTGATTATTGTTTTAGCTTCGCTCTGTGAAAACTTAATTCCTGTTCGGAGTGCTTCCTCAAGAGCTTTTATTTCAACACCTTTTAATCTACTGAAGTCAATTCCCTTAACTGCGGTGATATTCGCAAAAGGATTCATAGGTTCATCAACAATTGAACCTTCCCAGATCTCAGCCTTTGATATTTCTCTGATTCCATCTTTAGTCTCAGCCTTTTTCTTTTCCCACCCGATTGAGAAATCAGAATAAACTCCCTGTTTTGCCAGAGCGTATGCTTCCTGCCCCAACTGCACATCAAGATTAATCTCACCGATTCCAAACAGTCCCTTCTCATCCTCACGGACAGTTTCAATTGGAAACCCACCGATGGTACGACCGTGCATATCCTTCAGCCGGACAGGACGGTTGGTTTCTTTATGTCTTTCAATGCTTTCAAGGAATGCTCCCTTTACAAACCTGTCTTTTACTCCTGTCCAATCACCACGGTCAACATCCCATGTAGCGATATGACCTTCAACAATTCCTATATTTACACCGTCTTTTTCTTTTGTCTGTGTAATTCTTCCACCACATTTATTTTCTATGACTCTTGCCATACGACCTCCTTAAAAAGTATATTTACTTCCACATCTGCATCCTGCCACATTCCCTATTAATGCTCCCATTGACATGTCGCCAGGAAACATAAGGAACTGTCCGTTTACTAAAAAAGGCTGGTTGATAGGAACGGATGCAACATCTGAGTGGCGATGTCCTCTCCGGACTAAGTGATCCCCAACATCCCACCATTCTTTTTTTGCCAACACTGCACCAACAGCACCTGCCACCAGAGCATCCCTTGGCTCCATCCCTGCCTCTGCATAAGCCTCAATCAGTTTAGTCGATTCTGAGGCTTTTTGTGTTTCAGATATTATGATCGTATTCTCACGACCTTTAAACTTTCTACTCAGGATAGTTGCAGACACGACAGCCAGTTCCCTAGTGGTGAACGAATAGTTTCCTTCGTTAGCAAACGACTGTCGAGCCTGCGTAACTGCATCGTCCATATTGTTCTGAGTCGTATTTAGCATTTCGTCTGTCACCACTGTTCCTGTTCTTTCTCCCCACATTAAAAGTGCTGCGAGGACTGCATCGTTTAAATTTTCTTCATCCTGTTTTGTGTCTGTCTTAACCACACCCATGAACGCATTTTGAACTCTTCCGTAATGATTATCCAATATTGTTTCAAGTTGTGATTTATATCTATATGCTCTTATAAAAGTTCCTGTTGAAATTCCAATCCTAAACTCAGCATTTATCTTTTGGAATAATCTTTTTACTTCCGGTCTGAATTTCTCCTCAAGTTTAATCTTTAATTTTAACTGTTTCTTAAGGTTCATCCACCGTCCTCGGCTCAGGCTCGTTTAAATCTGTTCCAAGCGGAATGTATGCTGCGTTCTGATAAAGGACATCTCCACCTTCAACATCTTTACGGTTAGGCATTGATTCCCTTATCTCGTTAATTGTTTCAAGCCCTGTTTCTTTACGCTCTTTAAGTTCTTTAAGTTTTCTCGCTTTAAGAGGTTGAAGCGATTCAGGATTATAGGTTATTTTCATTCCGGATTTAAGATCTATCCCATATCTTGGAAGTAAAAATCTGGTAAGACCCTGGAACAGTTTATCGGCAAGAGGAAGAGTTGCCATGTCATACAGCATCTCAATTCCTGTTGCAAGATTGTTAAATGTACTTGCCTTGTTTGAAATTAATGGAAGCGGAATGTGATATCTTGAGTAGATGGATCTCCCGGCAATCTGATCAAGTTCTGCAAAGTCCATATCTTTTTGCGTGATACCCATCTCCTGTACGGTTTCAACATCGCCACCAGAAAGGACTGCGATCTTACCGGCATTTTCCTCTCCAGCGAAGGTATCATTAAGTCTCTCGGATCTTTGCAGATGCTCATCATCAGACATGTGCTCATCTTTAAAAACTACCAACAAAGAGAGTCTTCCACCGTTATCAATAATCTTCATATTATGGATACGGCCTTTTATCTGTTGGTTCGCTTCAAGCGATGCCGCCTGAAGTGGAGAGTCTGCGGTTCCATCGGTCGGCATGGATGAGAACCCTGCAATCCGGTAAATTTCTTTTAAAGGTCCGTCATAATATCTTGACACTCTTTGTTTTGATATTTTGACATCGTACTCACCTCTTCCGATTCCGGACCCGATATTAAACATGTCTACATATCCATCACCACCTGTTGTAGCTGTCACGTTAATCGGTTTAACCGGATGAATTTCGGTAGGTGGCAGGGTCACGGCACCCATACCATAGAAGTGAGTTTGATTTGTCAAAAGACTGTGTCTTGCAATCCGTGATGCGAAATCGTTCCATGTCATGTGAGAGTTTGGGTTTTTGAGGAGATCAACAATTGGATGTTCATCAACTATTGATCCATCGGCAAGCATTAAGATTGGTTTAATCTGTTCAAATGTGTCGGCAATAATATCTACTGCTGTTGCGACTGAGGAATTTTGACCGTAGAATTTAAATGCTTTTTGAGGAGTAATTTTCTCGTTTGTCAGGCAATCAAATAAAAATTCATTTGTCAGGCTGTCTATGTAAACACTTCTGGTGGATGGTTGTGAGGCTTTTGTTTCCCAAAATTTCCAGTTCATAAACACCAACTATTAAATTTTTTTATAGTTTGTAAAACTATTTTACACCCTATTAAATCATTTAATAGTTTATGTCAAGCTTTTTTAGGAGAAAGTGACAAAAAATGTCACCTATTGTATATATGTGTGCATTTTGAATAAAAAAAAGCCGGAGGCAGCACCCCGACTTGTTTATTGATGCCAACGCATGACACCTTTATCTTTTAATATTTCCCAATTGTATTGGGATTCTTTTTTCTATAATATTTATGTTTGCGACTTTTCATCGCCTGTTCATATTCCCTCCCTCTGAATAAGATTTATATGATTTACTAACCAATATAATCAGAATATACATTATTTTGATATCGTTTGTCAATAAAAAAGCACCATCTCCCATGAGACAGTGCTTTTTCAGAAAGGAAAGACAGATATGAGCACCTGTATGTATATCAAACCTTTTCAGGGATGTCAAGTAAATTAAAGGCTATTTTTCACCCCATTCATACATCTCTTTAAAATTAAGTCTTGGTGGAGGATTTAATGGAATAAAAGTACACCCATGCTCCTTTATATAATTTTCCTCTGTCAAAATAATTCTATCAAAAATTTCTCTTATAGGATTTTCACACCTTGTGGACAAATCTTCTATCTCATCCCTGTATCTCCATATTTCTCCTAAATCAGAATCACATTTTTCTTCCATTGCATCAATTCTTTGCTTATCATCCATAATCCTCTCCTTTTTAAGTTAAGCCGAATATTGGATTTGAACCAATGACCCTCTCATTACAAGTGAGATGCTCTACCAACTGAGCTAATCCGGCAGTTAGTTATCCCATTCAAATAATATTGAAACTACTAAACAAAATGCGGTTACTAATACCCCTGATATGATTAACCATAAAGCCATTTAATTATCCCTCTCTAAATTGTAATTATCACCAAAGGCACGAATAACAGTAATAGTGTGTTCATCCATTACTATGCACATAAAAATATGTTGCTCTTCAAATGATTCAATTATTTCCATGAGTAATTTAAATGATTGTAAGTTGAAATAAGTTTATTTTTTATGGTTGGATTGTTTCGTTCAATCGTGTTTAATATACGATTTTTAATCCATTTTTTTAACCACGGAATTGACTCAATTATAATCATTCTATTATTTAACCTTAATGTACTTAGTTTAAAATAAAAAATTTCGTATTTACCTGTTTTATTTTTAAGTATTTTAAATTGTAAATAAAATAAGAGATATGGACTATGTAACCATGGATCAACGTGCATTTCTTTGTCTTTCAAATCAAGAGCATTACAAGCAGACTTAAAAGCTTTAGTTATTTTTTTATTCAT